CAAGAGCAAATCCAACTCTTGCCGCTAAGGTAAAACCAGGTCAATCTGGATACAATACTATAAGAACAAGACTAGATGCCGATAATGATAGGCAAGAAAATTATGATGCTTATGATTTGGTTCTTTCCCATCTAATTGATGAAGGATATGCCAATACTTATGAAGCGGCAGAGGCTATTATGGTGAATATGAGTGAAGATTGGAGACAGAGTATTGTTGAGAGTATGTTTGATTTACTTCCAAAATCTAAGACTGTTATTACTTCACCAGATAAGAGAAATTTATTACAGAAGTATAGTGATGCTACAAGACCAGCATTCTCTACACTTCCAAAATCTAAGACTGTAGTTCCTACAAAACCAGCAAGAAGCAGAGAATTTACCAATCAACCATCCTGATACCACTTTTCAAACTGGCACATAAGAGGGTCTCACCACCCTCTTTTTTTATAAATACTTAAAAAATAAATTATATATGAAAACATTCAACGAATTTATACTAGAGGCACGAGATACTGTAAAAGATGCCACTTATTTGGGAGATACTGCAGAACAGGAAAGAATAAGGCAAAGCGAGAGAGCAAGAGGATTTGACCCAGATGCTGAAAAAAATGCTGCTAGAAAAAAAGCTAGGGAAGAATTGTTACGCAAAAAAACTGTCTCTGGTGAAGATATTAGAGGCAAATCTCAAACGCCCTCACAACCTTCTGGTGGGACACAACAGACCCAAGCACCACCTAGACAACCATCTGGTGGAAGTGGTTCTGGAGGAACACCTCCTCCTCCAAACCAACTACCTTCTGGAGGAACACCCCCATCTCCAGGAAGAACTCCAAGACCTTACAGATATACTGGAAGTGGTTCTGCTGCCACTAATACTGCAGCAAGAGCAACAGGAAAAGGTATTCTCAAAGGACTTGGAAGAGTTGTAGGTCCTGCCTCTGCTGTTCTTGATGTTGCTGATGAGAGATCAAAAGGATCTGGTTTGTTAAGATCACTTGCTAAAGGTGCCGTAGTTGCCGCTGGAGGTGCTGCTGGCGGCGCTGGTGGTAGTGTTGCCGGACCAGTTGGAACGGTTGCTGGTTCCGTGGGTGGATCTATGGCAGCATCTAAGGCATTTGATACTGTTGCTGGTGCTAATGCAGTAGAAAGAAAGGCAATTGCAACCGCAAATCGTAAGAGTCAATCTGGTGGTGCAATTATAGGTATTGGTGGACCAACATCATTCAGTCAGAAAAAACCAGGTGGAGCAGCATTTATTTCAACTGGATCTGGACCACAAAGAAGAACTGCTCAACTTGCTAAGACTTCTGTAATTACTGGTCCTGGTGGTAAGCAAGAAGTCGGAAATCTTGCATTTAAGGATGGTAAGGCAGTTTATAAGAGGTCAGATACAAAATCTCTTGCTCAGACTTCTTCCAATCCATTAGAAAGAATTGGGAGAACAATTGCTGCCGGTGCATATAAAGATAATGATGCCAAACTTGCCGCTACGAAACTTGCTACGGCAAGAGCATCAGATGCTACTCGTAATCAAAAACTTGGTGTCAAATTAAAACCTGGTGGTTAGTTTTTATAAATACTTTCATAAGAAGTAATTTTTTAATAAAATGTCAGGGTTCTCTAATAGTCTTGTTGATGATATTAGTTTTTTATATTCTAATATATCTCAAAAAAATACAGAAATTTTGAATGAAGACTCACAGTATTATGATGAGGAAGTTGCCGAACTTGTAGAAGATATTCTTTCCAAGATTTCTTTATCGATGATTTATGAGGGCTATAGTGCCAATGCCACAATTTCATTTTTGGCAAACTCTTCAGAAGATGATATTTTAAATGAATATTTAAATTTTAACGAAAATCTAATTAAAGAAAGTGTAGTTTCGGAAGATTATATTAAAGAACAATTAGAAATTCTAAATGAAGGAATTGGTAGTGCATTAAAACTTCTTGCGAAAGGAGTTGCACCAGCATTTAAACTTGGTAAAGTTGCTCTGAAGAGAGCAATTGGACCTGGTGCTAGAAAGGCAGTTAAACAAGCGGTTACTAAAGTAAAAGATATTGCTACTAGTGTTAAAAATAATGCCCCAAAAATTGCCAAGGGCGCTTTAGCAGTAGGAACTGGTGTTCTTGCCGGATATACTGGCGCAAAACTTTCCGGTGACTCAAGTGCAAAAGTAGTTGGTCCTAAACTGGTTGGTCCTAAACTGGTTGGACCTAAATCTTCAACTCCAAGAAACTCTCCAACACCTTCAACTCCAGGAAACCCACCAACTCCAGGAAACTCTCCAACTCCAGGAAATAGTCAGAAAGAACCCTCAGCAAAACAACCACCAACAAAACCACCATATATTGGAAAGACTCCGGGTGGAACTGAATATGAAAGAAGAACTCCAACATCTACAGAACTTTCTGCTGCACAAGAAAAAAGAGCAGCAGGTGGATCCGAAGAAGAAGCAATTAAAGCAGGTGTAGATGCAGGAAAAATATCCAATCCAGTTAAAATGGATATTCCTGGATTTGCCTTAGGTGGAAAAATGCCAGAATTTGGTGTTGATAAAACCGACATAAAACCAATTACAACATTCACAAAATCAACCACTCCAGAAAAGAAAAAAACCTCCACAGAAACCACAAGTGAAGGATATGATGCTTATGATCTGGTGCTTGAGTATCTTCTCTCACAGGGGCACACAGAGACCATAGAAGAGGCGCATTATGTAATGATGGAGATGGATGAAGAAATGATTGGAAGTATTGTTGAGCAATATATTACTTAAGATAAAAAATATGAGCAAAGTGTTCTTAAAGATATTCCAACAGATCGTTAAAGAATATAACGATATTGTGATATTGTAATATTATGATAATATTTTATAAAGTTATGTATCAATACCCCTTGACAAGTCTTCAAAATCCCTATAGAATAGGTTTGTTGCTTTTGAAGACAAGTTATATCAATAATACTCAGAGCTCTTAAGGACCAAACCGTAAATTCTTTCAGACTCACTCATATAAAAAGTTCCACCAATATTTGTATTGTAATAATTATTACTGAATAAAACATTACGATGAAATTGTTCATAAGTTTCATAATAACTCATAGATTTCTTATGAGGACAAAGATATAAGATTTCTCTTAAGAAATTATCTTTACCTAATAACTTAACATCTTCTTTGAGTTCATCACAGGATCCAAAATAATTCATCCAATCACTTTCTTGAGTTTTTCTTCTACCAGTCTTTCTATCTTTTTGTCTTAACCAGAAATGTTTTTTACCAATATATTTTTTATTATTTGTTAAATTTGTAATTATATAAACAAATCCTTCCATTTTATTTGGAACTTTAATAAAATCTTCTCCGTTATATTTCCAGGACATTTTAAAATTTTATATAATTTATTTAGATCTCCTTTCACAAAATCTAAAACCTGCTATAATAGAAGAGACCAAAATTCACACTATGACGACTTTAGAACAAACCTTAAGAACCTCTCATGACTGGGCAGTGAATCGTATAAATATTTTGAATAAAAAAAATAATAATGCAGATGCAGAAGCAATTCATTCAGAGTTTAATGAATGGATGAATCCTGATATTGATGATCATGACGTTTTTTCACTAGAATACATAGGAGATAAAAATGAAAATCGACTTACATAAATTCTTTCAGTATTATGATGAGAAGAATCCAAAACATGTTGCTGCTGTTGAGCAACTCGAAAAGGATCTAAACGATTCAGTATTACTAAATGATGACTCAAATTGGGTTCGTATTTACAGAACCAAAATTGAAAAACCTAAATCTGATATTCGTTTAGAAGTTCCTTATTATCCACAGACTGATAATTATAGAGATGCAAATCGCACTTGTAATTCCTCTGCTTGTGCGATGTGTCTTGAGTATTTGAAACCTGGAACTCTTAAAGGAGCACAAGGAGATGATGCATATATTCAAAAAGTATTTGCTATCGGTGATACAACTGATCATTCTGTGCAGACACAAGTTCTCGCAAATTATGGAATTCAGTCAAATTTTAGTTATAATCTTTCTTTTGCTGATCTTGATAAAAGTCTTAGTGCTGGCAAACCTGTTG